ATAGTATACCTGAGGGTGGCCCAACAGCATGACGTTTGTAATTCCTGAACAGCAACGTGTATTGACTCCTGCAGAATACCAAGGATTAGGTTACCAATTGCGAGGGGACTTTAGTCAATTGGAGATTAGTCGGTCGCCGGATAAACCACTTACTGAAGGTTACAGTTTTCCTGTATATAGGGCTGAAACAAAAGAAGAATTTGCAATTGATATAGCAGTTGGTATTGCTAAAGTAGGCTTTGCAACTGCAACTGGTGGTACAAGTGCTGTTGTTCGCACTACACTAGGTTATGTTACCAGTTTACTTACATAACTTGATGTGAACCAAATATTGCAGTAACTACTACAAGTAGTGCAGCTACTAATTTTTTTACCATGGATTCAATTGTATCCTCTAATTTTACCATGCGACGTTCAAGTTCCATTAACTTGACATCTTGGACTTCGTCTTTACTCATGATATCTTCTCAGGCAACTTTGTTCTATAACTTTCCCATCCGCAGTATGGACATTGTTTACTAACTGCCCATATTTTTTCTTGATTAGGGTCGCCATTGTATCTCTTTGTGTGATATACAGTATGGCATATTTCGTTACACTCAAAGCACTTCATTCGCAATCCTCCATCAACTTAAGACACATTGTACGTAGTACATCATCATCAGGAAACCTAGCCATACATAGTGCAAGTATACGCCTAGTCGGTACATCCTGTACTCTGAATGCTTCCTCTCCATCTAACTTAGCACGGATAGCGTCCTCAATGAACTTTGACCTTTGGTTTGCTTTGCGCCTAGATTCTAATTCTCCAACCATCATGTATGGCAAGTATACCTTAATCTCTATTTTTCGTCTCATTTGTTACCACCACAGTTCTTACAATGTTCTGATTGTTCAACAATTAGCTGGTCTATCTCTGCTAATTCTATTTGCCTCCACACATATGAACCGAGTAAATCAATCCAACAATCTTCGCATCGATAATGAATAGGTTTCATTGTACCTTTTGTGTCAATATATTCTTGATAATGGTAAGGACATAGCACAACATTCCCATCATCATTATCAATATGCCATAAATAATCCATAGAATGCTGATAATCACAAAAATCACAGTATCCTGATGTCCTTATTCCCACTTGTCCGTATAGATATTCGCTCATTATGCTCCCCTTGTGGTTAGGGGAGGGAGCGCCCCCTTATAGAATGGTAGGATAAACAGGCCACTGCGGGGCAGTTATGGCCTTAGCGACAGCCCACCTGTTCAAGACAAAGATTAGGAATAGTATATAGAGTAAGTAGTATCAAAAGTAAACTATGGCAAAAACAAATGAGTTTGAAATATACGTCGAAATACAAGCAGCAGCAGGTGCAGCAAATACAAGTCTAGATATGACAGATTATGTTGATGTTGCAGATAATGAAGCATTTGAGATTCATGATGTTGATATTGTACTTGACCCAACACAAGCACTGCCTGGTGCTAGCGAAGCAATCTTCCAACTAGCAGACTCTAACATTAACACATTCGTATCTCACAGTGATAGAACATCATTGTATGTTGCTCGTCATACATACGACTCTGCAACAGTTAGTATGTACAGAGAATCATCTTTCTCTGATATTACTCCACTGATTGTAAACAAAACTCTGTTTTGCAGGTCCGACTTAAACGGACTAGCTGCAAATTTGGATTTCACTCTAAGAATGAAAGGCAAGATAGTCAAGCCTTCTGCAAAGGACTACATGGCACTTGTACTAACACAGACTGGCAACGTCGCTTGAGGTGGTCCACTTGGTTAAGGTGGAAGGCACTCTAGCAGAATTGCGGGAGTTGTTTGTTGAAGGTGCTAAGAAACAAGCACGTACAGAGGCAAAAAGGGCTGGTGCTGAAGTTGTTAAGCGTGGTGTTCGTACTACAAAGCGTAAACTATCTGATTGGCAAAAATACATCAAGAACAAAAAGAACCACATCAAGTTCAAGTCAGGCCCAAGGAAAGGTCGATTAGACCTTGGTAAGATGTCAAAAGCATTCAAGCGTAGTAAGAGGTGATTTAGTGGCACGAATTTTAGACAAAGATACTAGGCTGATTGATGTTGACTTTGGCCCTGTTACTGTAAACATTGTAAGAACTGCTTTGTCTGAATTTCCTGATGGTACGCCGGGTAATCTAGCAACCTTTGGTGGAAATGGTACAAACCAACTTCTTAGAAGCGATACTGGCGGTCAATTAACAGCAGGTAGTTTCATTCAATTTGTACGTTTAGATTTAGATTACATGACACTGAACAATGAAGTAATGCAACCTATTGAAGTGTCTGTCCAGCGTTCAAGCAGTACACCTTATGGCACTCATGAAAATGGTAACAACTTTAACACAATTCAGGAATTTATTCTAATTGCTAGCAGACCATTGAATAATGAGGATTTAGTTGCAGCTATTAATCCCTATGACTTCTTTAGTGATATGGGATTAAACAGAGGTTCATCTTTCTTTGGCGGACAAGACGCAGGTGGTATTACGCATGAACAAAATATCTATGCAGAGAGAAGACAATATGCGTTTACTAATACTACTGGTGCTACATTGTCAAATGGTGAATTAGTTTCGACACCTGCACAAACAACACTTGCATCTATCTTTAGTGCTCCTCAATTGCTAGACATCAATACTTGGGGTTCATTGTCAGCTATAACAGGGCCTAACTTGTATTGTTATCGAGTTGTATACAGTGAAATGCAATCTTTCCTTGCTGACCAAACTATTTTCACTAATGTTGGATATGGAGGTAATACATCTCTGCGATTCCCACCAGTTAATGTAGCATTCCTATGCAAAGACCCCAATTATACTGAAGGCGAATATCTAACTAGATTGGCAAACGCAATGAATAGTATACCTGAGGGTGGCCCAACAGCATGACGTTTGTAATTCCTGAACAGCAACGTGTATTGACTCCTGCAGAATACCAAG